CACCTGTTGCCAATAATAAACCCATCACGATAGTGGTGAGTCTTTTCATAGCTTTATTTCTCCTGTTTAAATTGCCACATTCCTTGCTTTTCACCTTGGATAATAAGTTCCTCCACTGCCCTATCTGTAGCAGACTTTATAGCGTGGATACTTGCTTCAGTTTGTGATATACCAATCTCAGATTCAAAGTTTTTAGTACCATTGTCAAAGAACTTAAATATAGCAACACCAATTGTGTAACTTAATATAGTCTTCTGAGTGTTCACCGTTAATAATACTTCACCAGTTTGTGTACTGATAGCACGAATGCTAACAGTCACAACGTCTTCCTGATACTGTTGATCAGGACCTATTCCTAAATATCGAACCCCAATACCACCAGTTCGAATATTGGTGTCATAAGAAACTATGCCACCTTCAATTATCATACCCGCATAGAGGATAGGTCTAATAGCTTTCTTGTCATTAGCCTCTTCTCTTGCAGATCGAATTAGTTGTCTCTCTTTAAGTAGGTTATCAAGACCTACTCGTTCTACTATCCTAAACCATTGACCATTGCCAGCTTCTTGTAATGACTTAATCAATACTGTCTCGCCGCCCTGTGTAACAGCTGTAGAGAACTTAGCGATAGTGTTACTATCTTTTCTCTGGCCAGTCTTATCACCAAATGAATATAGTGCAACCACTATCTTACCATCTTTTGGTGGAGGTAAGCTTATCTTTACTGCTTTTGTTTCAGGTATTAACTCAGCATCCTTCTTAATAGGGATAGGACCACACGCGGCTAATAATACACACATTATGATTAACAGTAATCTTTTCATTAGAATTTTAATGTTCCTACTGGTATATCTACTTGTGTAACTGTACCATCTGAACTAGTAACATTTAATGATATAGTATCAGCAGTCTTTGTATACTGTATGGTGTTACCTTCAATGGTGACTGTACCCGAGTTTTGTGGGTTTTCACCAAATAGGTTGTTTACTAATTGTGTAGATAGTTGAGCATAGACTCTGCTCTCAAAGTTGTTTAGGAACTTGGATAAGTTCGTATTTTTTGCTAATGCGGCTGCGTCTTTTGCTGCTTGAAGCTTTTGGTCTTCAAGAGCTTTCTTACGTGTACTCTCTGTGTTCTCTATAGTTTGTACATGAGAACTGTAACCTATTCCATTAAAGGATGGTGACTTAAATAAAAAGATAAGCTCGGCATGAGCACTACTCGTTATCAGTAAAAATATTAGGCTTTTTATGAACTTCATCTTGTTCCTTGTCTCTTAAAGATAGAATGACGTTCACCTTTTGGTTGAGTCTAATCAAGTCGTTGTCCAACATACGGACGCGGTCGATCAGTTCAATCAATACCTTATTAGATTCACCTATTACCGGGTCGATTTCTTCAGTTACCCATTTCCAAATATAATAGACGAAATATCCTAATCCGCCTGCTGCAACAATGGGGAACCCATACTTATTTACTAAATCAGCTATATCTTCCACTAGTCTCTCCTAGCGTCAGACTGTTCTGCCCTAGCTATTCTATCTAAATCTGGTGGGATGCCTAAAGCATGAGATACTTTAGTGTCAATTCTAATTACGTCGTGGTTCATAGCTGCTACTCGTCTATCCAATGCTTTGATGATATTACCCATACCTTTTACAGATCCGGTAACACCATTAAGGATAAATTTAACTGTGAGGAATACAAAGTAGCCTGCAGCACATGCTCCAGCTATTGGAAATCCTACGTCAGCTATTAGTTTGAATATATCACCCATATAGCTATTTATATGGATTAAGAGTTAGGATCGCCGTATTTCTGATTCAATCTATCTAATGAATTCAAAGGCTTGTTGAGATCGTCGACCTCTTGCTCGATGGTCTTGGAAGGACTGACATACTCGTCAGGTTTGATAACATCCTCATCCCAGTCGGCTTCTTCTGGTAGAGGTGTAGGTTCTGGTTCAAGCCACTTACGCTTCTTTGGCTTTACTTTCTTTTTTGGTAGATCAATAGGATAATTGATCCATTGTTCTATATTTTCTGGTTCTACTTCAGGTTGTCTTTTTTTTAGAGACCAGTTAACCGCCACAAGCATGAGTACAGCCAATGGGTCGAACACTAATACGATCATGATGATGACCCAGCGAACAGCCTTTTCAAGTACATTAGCGTCTAAGGTATCACCATAGATTAATGCTGCTATATACTTAATAGGACCTACCTCAGCCTCAATCTTACGGGCTTGAGATGCTATGGGTGCACGTTCTGTTTGTAACTTAACGATAGTCTTTTGTGATTCTGATATCTCGTTCTGCAACTTCTTACGTTCTGATCCTTGAGCTCTTCTAATTTGAATAGCTTTGTCTGCTCCCTTTTCATCTGTAGACCTACTTAACTTCTGATCTATCTGAGCATCCATCTGAGTCAATGCTTTACGGGCTGCAGCAACATTATCTCGTTCTGTCTTAATCTTATCATCGTATATAGTAACTTGAGATGTAATGTCTCCTGCTGGTACTGCTTGATCTAAGTGGGCTTTTGATAAGAACCCAAAGATACCCATAGATGTAATCATCATAAGGATAACTACTGCTGCAGTAAAGTATATTTTAAATGTATTAGGGACTTCAGTCCAGTTACGATATAACCATGATGCTACGACTAACTTAGATACTTCAAGTATGCCACCCATGATGATGATAGGTACTACTGCAGCTGCAAAGATAGCTGTCAGGCCCGCGATTGAATACCATGCTGCTATACAGCTAAGCGATATAGCTGCAACGAACATTATACTTGTCATTACCTTATCGTTCATAACCATCTATCATTAGCTAAGGTCCAATTAACAACCTCAGATATTCTATCCTTTAGTGAAATTTGCGGCTCCCATCCAAGTTTTCTCATATAGTCTCCAGATAATGCATATCTTAAGTCATGACCAGGTCTTGCGCTATGAAAGTCTGATAGTTCATAGATAAGTTCTTTACCTTGAACGTCTGCAATCATTTGAGCCAACTGTAGATTATTTATCTCTTCTTTACCTACTACATTAAACTTAGATCCATTATATTGATCTTTTAAGTTAAGTATGAATAATAATGCTGATGCTACATCAGATGCATGGATATAGTATCTACTACCCGGAATTGTCTTAGTAACATCTGAATGGATAGTAATCTTTTCAGCATCCCGTATTCTTTTGATACAAACTGGAATATACTTTTCAGGGTGTTGTCTCTCTCCAAATACATTCATAGTATGAGTGATGTATAATGGCATCTTATACGTATTAGCAAATGCTACAGCAAGCTCTTCACCCCCAGCCTTTGATGCTGAATAAGGATTAGATGAATTATATCTTGCATACTCATCGTAGTTAACACCATGTGGTGCTGGTCCAAATACTTCATCGGTTGAGAAGTAAATGAATCGTTCTAAGTTAGGTAATGATCTAGCATAATTTAAGATATTACATGTACCTACAACATTATCCATTACAAACTCCATAGGAAATTCTATAGATCTGTCTACATGAGAACCTGCCGCAAGATGTAATATGATATCAATATCGCCTATTGCTTTTACTATCTGTGGATTTAATTCTGCTTTAAGATCATGGAATACTGTTTTGACTCTACCATCGTTAGGTACTACTTCAGCCAACCTATTTAAGTTTCCTGAGAAGTCTAATCTATCTAATGTAACTATATGCCAATCAGTATTTTTAAGTAGATGTTTTATTACGTGATGCGCTATAAATCCTGCACCACCTGTGATCAATACTTTCTTCATGATTACTTCCTTTTTGATTTAGCTCGTGCTTCAGTAATTAGTGCGTCTTGAATCCGTATCTTATCATCTTGTGCTTTGATAAGCTTATTCTGGTCTTCTATCAATCTTAAGATTATCAAGTCTTCTTCGTGTAGACTTTGATTCTTTTCGTTAGTATCTTTTAATAATACTTCAAATGATTTTAACTTGCCTTCATATTCAGTTACTTGAAAATAAGATAACACCACAATATAAACACATATTGCCGATGTAACAGTTAATGTAAAACTCCATAATCTACTCATAGTTCCATCCATGTATGATCTCCCATATATTTCACTTGTACTTGATAAACAAAATCTACTGGTGCCCCTGCAGACCAATCATTAGGTCCTTCATGAATTAGTATCATCTGCTCTTTACGTTTATCCCATGCCAACCAATAACTATGACCCATGACAGGACTAAACTGATACACAGCAGCATGTACAGCATCAGTAACTTCTAACCTTCTCTTAATGCTGTCTGCTTGCTTCTGTAGTACACTTACTAATTCCATGATACGATCATACTCTTGCTGAGCATACATCCTAGCATGGTTAATCATTATATCTTTTTGCTGGGTAACAGGAACTAATTCAAAGCTAACTGAACCCGCTTCTGTCGGATACTCTGATACGTTTCTATTAAAGAACGGTATGAGAGTACCGCCAATGGTGACATCATAACTATGTACACCCTTAGCTAAATTTGATTTCTCTTTCATTCGTATTTAATGTGGCTTCTATGTACACGACAATTAACTATCCCATTATACCACATATCAGGATTCTCAAGCACTTCATTCTGCATCTGGAACTTAGCCTCAAAGTATGAGGCCGTCCCTTTACTGAGACAAAACATTAGGATTTCCCGTTTAAACTTATCCTCTCCTAACGTCTTGACATCTTCAATAACTTCTTTTGATGAAGACCAATACGTCTTCCAGTCTGACTCGATCTTACTGCGGATCTTCTTTTTCTTTTTATTACCATTCTTAAGAGTAACTGTTTTAATGTTAGTCTTAGAAAATTTAGATAACTTCTTTCCTATGTATGCCTTGCCAGATACAGTATTAGTAATGATATATACAAATCCTGTATACTTTTCGTCAATCTCTTCAACTGGTTCGCCTTTATAGTACCATGTCATTATTCGTCTTCGTCTTCTTCAAAGATATCTGCACCACATACTGGACAATAAACGATATCTTCTATTGTAACATCGTTAGTCTTAACGGTTACTTTACCAGTTGATTCACAGTTGTCACAATGAAAATATTTTGTTGCCATTATTGGGCTCCTCCCCATACATCTTCCCACGAACCTTTGAGTGCACCTTTTGCATAGTCAGTCACTCTATTCTCGAAGAAGTTACCGTGTACAGGAGCATTGATCATCTCTTCTACCCATGGTAGTGGGTTCTTTTTAACTTTAAATATACCTTTTAATCCTAATGATATTAGTCGTCTATCAGCAATGTAACGAATATATTGTTTAACATCTTCTGGCTCTAACGCTCTCATATTGGCGCCTTGATAACATAAGTCAATAAACTTATCTTCAAGTTGTACCATCTTTTCTGCTATAGTATATATGCGACCCTTCAGATCATCATTCCAGATCTCGTTGTTCTCTTTAATGAACGTCTTAAATAACTTAATCATGTTCTCAGCGTGCATAGTCTCGTCTACGATTGACCATGTAACGATCTGCCCCATGCCCTTCATCAAGCCATGGCGAGGAAAGTTAAGAAGCATAATAAAAGAACTGAATAGCTGCATCCCCTCGGTAAATGCCGAAAACACAGCAATGTGAGTAGCAGTAGAAGATAGATCTCCATTCTTAGAACTAAGTTCGGTGACATAATCATGTTTATCCTTCATTTCTTGATATTCAGCAAATTCGCTATAAGTTGATTCAGGCATACCTAACGTTTCAATTAAATGAGAGTATGCTGCGATATGTAATGCTTCGCGTGCTGCAAAACCCATTAACATCATTCGTATTTCAGGTTGTGGGAAATACGGTAGATAGTTCTTAACGTATCCACCTGCAACATCTATGTCGCCTTGAGTAAAGAACCTAAAGATATTAGTAAGGAATAACTTCTCTTCCTTAGTTAACTTCTTTTTCCAATCTTTAACATCTTCAGCCATTGGAACTTCTGTATGAAGCCAATGTGCTTGTTCATGTTTCAACCATGCATCATATGCCCATGCATAATTGAATGGCTTAAAATATTCTCTTGTATCTGTTAGTTTATATGTCATAGTCTTCTTTATTTAGCTAGCAGTAGATTAAACTTAATACCTGTTGCTTGTTCAATTGCTGCTACAGTCGTTTGATACTTAGGTAAGTCCGCTACCGGTAACGCT